AGAGGCTAAGGATGATAACGACCTCATCATGCATATATTCGATAATGTGAATACAGTTTCAAATGAGAAACATCACAAGTTGTTAAGTGGTCTCATTAGCATGACACAAATTTGTTTATAATTATACATGACGTTCGATAAACACATAATCTGGGAATGCGTTTCTCAATCTGTTTCTATGCCTCGCGTAAATTACATGTTTTTCATAATTCGACATTGATTCAGTAAATACATCTATTTTTTTCTGTCCGTGGTGTACTTCGAGTTCGATACGGAACCCACTGTCACGTTCAGGGTGTAAATTCCCGATTATCTGCCACATTTCATCTCTATGAACGCGTTCACTTTCAGGTAAAAGTAATTCCTCCTTGAATTTAACCGCATAATATCGGCGACCCAATGACTGCCATGGCAGTCTTTTTAGATGTTGAACTATACTCATTTTATACAAAGTGCACCATTCTTTTAAACCAAAGTATTACTATTCGATGCGACGAGTAAACCAACCAATGATGCAATCTCAATTAATAAAAGCGCCTGTTGAGACATTGCGACGAGTTTCGCTCTGACAGTTTTAGGACTGAAATCACCATACCCAACACTAGACATGGTCGTAAACGAAAAGTAGAACGGGTCGATGAGTTCTGTGAAACCGAACTCTTCGGGTTTCATCACACTATACAACAGTCCATACATGAGGGTTATGAAAATTGCACTGACAGGTACGATCATTTTTATTATACGTATATATTAAAATGGTAATCACAATTACACTGACATGTGCCATTCTGTACGTATTGTCGTTAAGATTAAATGGTGAGCGTGGAGATGGATTAGACTATAAATGCTTTTTACTAACATTACCATCTTCAAAGAAACGACAAGATACGTTTATGAAACATCATGACGAAAGTGTACCGATTGAAATTATATACGGAGAGGACACCAAAAAGATTGAGAATGTTGAAAAATTCAAACATCTCGTCAAACCCGAATACTACAGAGAAGCTCTTAAAATGCATTACGATCGTTCACACAAGCGCCCTGATATCACATTTATAAATATGGGGGCTATAGGGTGTTACATGGGCCACATGAAATTTTATGAAACGTGTTTCAAGCAGGGGTTGAAATATGCCGTCATGTTCGAGGATAATGTGATTGTTAAAAGCCCGGAACTCTATAAACAGATACAAAATGTTATCGATACGATGGGAGATAATTTCGAGATTTGCTTTTTCCACTGTCTATCTAGATTACCCGACGGGAGTGAGAAAGGGTTGGAGAATGTTAAATGGATCACGAGTATGAAGTGTTACCTCGTCAACGTAGAAAATATGAAAAAGTATCATAAGTACTTTTTTCCAATCGATAACCACGTAGACTTAAAGCATGAAGATATCATAGCACAAGGTGCTCGGGTATTTTATAAAGATTTACGAGCGTATATGAAAATCGATAGAACCGGTCCAAGTACTATAGGTCATCACGATTGGGGTAATAAAAAGTATTTCTCCAGACAGTATCCATATCTCACGACCGATGTACTGAAGGGTGGTTATTAAACATTATCTATGGATATGCGCCTATCCGTAGATAAGCGCCTATCTTCGTCTCTACCCGATCTCCTTACAACATTAAAGGCATTGAGCCATCGGTTCACAACGCGCCCGGAACCCGTAACTGACGCAGCGTCATCACCTACAAGTATAGAAAGTCCGTTGCACACATCGGGTTTATTCTCTTTATCTGGAAACTGTACCAAAAAGGCTTGAATACTGATAGCTGGTATATCAGGTGAATCATCTAATAGCTTGTCATACTCTTCGCGTGATTTCATGATAAATTCTACCACATCATCGCGATGTTTTACATCTAGGGAAAGTTCCATATCAATACTCCTGTAAAATTTAGACCACTGTACACACATGACTGAATGTGATTCTGAAAGAGGTAGACTTTGACTAAACTTACTTATCGATGACAATATCCCACCGAGTACGTTCAAAAACGCAAAAAAATACTGAATGATCATGATATTATTTTTTGTATCTGTAGACACATCCTCGCTCCCACTCGGATTAAGAACTGCAAACCCACCCACACCAGTTATACTCGCTATGATTATACTGGGATAAGCCAGCCAGTCGTTTTGTTTCTTATAAAATAGACGCGCATGATTATGTAACCATCGGTATCCAGCCGCTTTCTCCGCCCATTTTATAAGTAATTTTTCTTGTTTTTCACACCATTCACATGGTTCGGGGCTAATATCTTTTTCACCCATCCTAATGTGACGCGATATTTTTCTTGATGGTCTCTGCTGAAAGTCTTGCCAATTTATCAACTTCCTCGTTTTTAGGATTTCCGTTATGCGCCTTAACCCACCGCCATTCAACTATCTTCAACCTTTTACGAGCTTCATCAATCTTGACCCATAATTCCTTATTCTTTACATCAGTTCCCGTAGAAGTTTTCCACCCGTTTCTCTTCCAATTCACTATCCATACCATGATTCCCTGTTTCACATAATTACTATCCGTGTAAATACGCACTTCTTGAATATTTCGACGAAGACACTCTTCAAGAGCCTTTAAAATCGCGGTCATCTCCATCTGGTTATTTGTGGTATCATTCTGTCCAGCAGTGAGTTTAAAGTTATCACTGACAACACCCCAACCACCACATCCAGGATTCCCGAGACAACTCCCGTCAGTGTAAATCTCATACATGGTTACTTATTGTGGCTTATCCTTATACTCCGAAGCTTTCTTAGGTGTTTTACATATCGTATCACCACAATGATCCCGGTTTTGATAGATAGAATTGATGGATGTTGAAATTTCATTACAAGATTTTAGAGACCAGCGCCCTAGCTTTGGTTTATCCACTTTAATAAAAAGGTCAAATACTTTCTTGAACATTATCTAGAATGGGGGGCTTATATTTAAGTACGCTTATTTGCTAAGCGCTTCGATCGGCGCAGGGGTGGCTCCTTAGTAAGTTCCTCGAATTTATGAACATACTTTGTAAATCTGGGATCATTTTTAGGCCCTTTCGCCTTATTATAACAGGTCTCAATGAATTTCTTATCACCACTTCCCTGTGTGAAAAGATTGTAATAACTGAGTGTAACCTCAAACATAGACAGTGCCATAGTTCTACAAATTTCCGTATCAGGGTTATTTTCTACAGTGCGTAACATCATAGCCAGAGTAGTAATCAGATCGGTACGTGAAAAGATTTGCATTTTAGTTTAGAACACAAGAACTCTAGTTCGACTTAGGTTATGTTAACCAACTTAAAACACATGATCGTATAAGATACAGCGGAATGAATAGTTTGACAAAATATATCTTTAAAGCCCCAAGTGTTAAGGTTGATACAAAGGAGCGCACGGTTGAGTATAGTCCACGGTCGTATACACAGTTCATACAGGGTCTAAAAAAGAAGGAACTTCCCGCTGTAATCGTTCGTCCTAATAAGAACATCGCTGTATTCCAAGAAGAGAACGGTGATTACGGGGACGTGCAAATCGTACAGACCGAACAGTTATGGAATACACTCATGGAGAGTGGTGCTGAAGTCATAGTGGATAATACGCAGCCCATGTCTCTTACCGAGAACCTTGTCATGTTCTTTTTTGTCGCGTATGCGTTTACACTCGCGCGTACATTATTCGCATCGAGAAGTGAAGGTGGAATGGGAATGCCGAACCCTTTTATGAAATCCGCGGACTTCAATATGGAAAGTGATGTGACAACACGTTTCAAGGATGTGGAGGGTATCGATTCCGCGAAGGATGAACTCGAAGAAATTGTCGACTTTCTCAAAAACCCCGATAAGTATTACGGGAGTGGTGCTCGAATTCCACGTGGTGCGTTACTCGCCGGAGACCCTGGTACAGGTAAAACGCTATTGGCCCGTGCTATCGCGGGTGAATCGAACGTTCCTTTTCTTCAATGTTCCGCAGCAAGTTTCATTGAGATGTTCGTGGGTGTAGGTGCTAAGCGTGTACGCGAACTGTTTCAACAGGCTCGTGAAAATCAACCGTGTATCATTTTCATCGATGAGATTGATGCTGTAGGCAAGAAGCGTGGTGGTACTACTACACCTGGGAATGATGAGCGTGAACAAACTATCAATCAACTTCTCACAGAGATGGATGGTTTCGATAATGAGACTGGTATTGTTGTCATTGCTGCTACGAACCGTGTAGATATTCTCGACGACGCGCTACTTCGTCCAGGTCGGTTTGATCGTAAAATCCAGGTTTCTCTTCCAAGTGTTAAGGGTCGCCTCAAGATTTTGGGAGTTCATGCACGAGGTAAGAAGTTCGCATCAGATGTCCGTCTCAAGAACATCGCGAAACAGACAACCGGTTTCTCCGGTGCGGATCTAGCCAATTTCCTCAACGAGTGCGCTATCCGTGCCGTCAAGGAAGGTGACGGTATCATCACGAATGATATCACTGAGAACGTTTATCAGCGTATTGTCGTAGGTGCTAAAGGTGATGTTAAATATTCCATGCGCAAGAAGGAGCTCGTGGCTTATCATGAGGCTGGACACGCTATTATCGGCGTTCTCGTACCGGATTACGATACAGTTCGCAAGGTTTCTATCATGCCCCGCGGTGCTGCGGGTGGTGTGACATTCTTCCAACCTTCGGAGGATAACGCAGACTCACCCTTTTACACGAAAGAGTATCTACTCGCTCAGATCCTAGTCGCCCTAGGTGGTCGCGCGGCTGAAGAGGTTATCTACGGTGCTAACCGTGTCACGACCGGCGCGAGCTCCGATTACGCGATGGTGTATCAGATTGCCCGTGAAATGGTCACGACGTACGGGTTCGGTAAGAACAATTACGACTATCGTAACCTTTCCCCGTCAGCCGCTCTTAAGGTTGATAATGAAATCGATAATATCGTAACCCAGTGTTACAAGTACGCAGTCCAGATGTTGAAGGATAATAAAGATAAGCTCGAAGAACTCAAGGAATTACTCATCGAAGAGGAGATCGTCGATGGGGAGGTCGTGTACGATATGATTGGACGAGGACGATGTAATTCGTTTGACTGCTCGGTCAGTTTTGAATAAACACATAACAAATAACAAATTCAGTTTTAAATAGCATGGATGTGCATTTTAAAATTGAAATACAAATATTTTTTAAAAAACTAAGACTGAATGCTTAGTTGGAGAAGGCAAGGCCACCCATACCCGACTGGATGCGGAGGACGTTGTAGTTGACCGCGAACATGTTGAGGTTGATCGCGTTGTCGTTACCAGCGGTGGTCTTGATCGCAACCTGGGCGTTATCGATGCGCGAGAAGTTGCATGTACCGGTAGGCTGGTGCTCCTCGGGCTTAAGCGCGAAAGAGTACGAGTACACACCGGCGTAGGGGGAGCCGGAGTGGTGGTTGTACGCCTGGACCTGGTTGAAGTACTTACCGGACTGCTCCTTGAAGCGGTCCTGACCGTTAAGCACAAGCTTCATGGTGTCAACGGTACCGACAGCCTCCTCAGTGAACTTCTCCGAGCCACCGTCAGTGCCGACCTTAATGAGGGGAGCACCGGAAGTGGAAGTGGAGATGAACGCGTTAGACGCCTCGACCGCGGTGGGGTCAGACTCGAGGACAATCTCAGTGTCGCCAGCCTTGGTGGTGAAGTTCCAAAGACCCTGCTGGTCATCGTTCTCGGAGAGGCACCATACGAGCTCCTTGACGGGGTGGTTGTACGAGAGGCGGACCTGCTTGGTACCACCCGTGGGGAGAACAGAGTCAACACCAGTGTGCTGAACCTGCTCGATCAGGTACTCATGACCCTTCTGGGCGAAGCGACGACGCTCCTCGGTGTCAAGGTAGATGTAGTTAGCCCACACCTTGAAGGTGGTGCCATCAGTGTGAGTGGAGAACTGATCAGTGAGGTCGAAGTCGAGACGGACCTCGTGGTACTGAAGCGCGATGAGGGGGAGCGCGAGACCGGGGTTGCGGTTGAAGAAGAAAATCAGGGGAAGGAACACCTGAGAATTGACCGCGGTGGTCATCTTACCCCACGAAGCCTTCTTGGACTCGTCGAGGTAAAGCTCGGAGTACAGACGCCACCACTTCTGGTAGTGCTTGTCGATGCGCTGACCACCGATGGAAAGCTCAACATCCTTGACGGCACGCTCGGCGACCCAGCAGGCATCGGCGGTCGCACCCGCGGTGTTGGTCGCGATACCGGACTTAGACTTGAGCTCGATGTACATGTCGCTGACAAGATCACCGTTGCGCGCAACCGTGACAGACACGCGACCGGAGTCGGAGGCGGTACCGTTGACGGTCTGCTCGATGTTCTCCATCGCGAAGTTGGTGTGGCGGCGGTAGACCGCCTGGAAGAAAGTAACCTTAGGGTTGCCAGTCAGGTAGACATCCTGGGCACCGTAAGCGACGAGTTGCATAAGACCACCGGCCATTGTGAGTTGTTGTACTATATACCAACATTTTTTTTGAGCCGCGAAAAACACGGCATCATTTTTCCTCACCTTACATAAATGTCCCAACACACACCTTCTGAAATCGAAGCCGAACCCAGTGCCGAATCAGGATCTGAGTACGAAGAATCCCACCCTGGTGATATTGACCAGGTAGATCTCACACAGTACGAGGATGAGGATGATATGATGAGTCCTATGGAAGCCATGCTCGGTTCCGTCCTGACAACACAGGATGGTGATACAGTTTGCAGCGCCCTCGTAAACATGGGTCGTCAGATGGAAATTCAAAATAAGATTCTTGTCAAAATTTTATCATCCCTCCAGAAGAATAACATTGCTTAAAAAAAGAAATCTATATTTAGGAAATGACAGAGGTAGCTACACATTTCATCGATGAAACATCTAACCGGGATGACGCCGCCAGTGCAATGTGGACCAACCAAATTCAAACTTTTTCCCATGACGATGTCATGAAATTTCTCGTCCAGCTGGAAGACATGTGGAAAATCAACGACCGTGACGACATATACTTGTCCTATCGTATCGGTTATGAAAACTTTTTTACGAAAGATGAACTGACAGAAGACGGATTACCAGTATCTATCGATATTTCACGTGTCGAATCCAAAGTTAAGCGTATGAACGAACGTCTATGCGAGCTTTACCATAGAGCAGATACTCTCAACATGATGGATATTGAAGATGATAACGACATGAAGATATCCGTTCGCATAAACCGTCTACTGGATCAAGTAGATGATGCATGGCAAATTGTATTTCGACACGCTCGCATAAGTGAACGTATGAACAATCCTACATACGTTCCAATCAACCCTGAAACCGATCCATCTATTTTTAGGATTTCCACCATTAACAACATAGACGAACTTAACCCATTTCAACAGGGTGTCCTGCAGACACTCAAGGATCTCTACCGGCGACAGATTAGACGATACAAAGGACAATGTTGTGTTCAGATTAAGACACCTGACGGTGCAGGAACTCGAGCATGGAAAGCCGTCGAAACGATCAAAGACTATGTATACGGCGTTGCCAAAAAAGAGGTACAGTTTGACCTATGGAAAAACCTTACCGCGCGTGCACCTGGTTACAACGATCTTATTCGTCACTTAGAAAATATAAAGGATATGCAATTCCCTGAAATTCAAAAGAACCGCCACGTATGGTCGTTTAAAAATGGTATTTTCATAGGTAAAGAATTTGATAGCGAAAAATCGGACATTCACAGTCCGTACTGGCGCGCGAGTTTTTACACGTACGAATCAAACGAATTCAAAAACTTGGATCAAACGATCGTAAGTTCTAAGTATTTCGACCAGGAGTTCATTGATTACACAAACATTAACTGGCGTGACATCCCAACACCCTATTTCGATTCCGTGTTGAACTATCAAAAGTTCGATAAAGACGTATCCGAATGGATTTTTGCTATGGGTGGTAGACTATGCTTCGATGTTAATGAAATTGATAAATGGCAGTGCATTCCATTCTTGAAGGGTGTCGCACGCTCGGGTAAGTCTACGCTCATCACGAAGGTGTTCAGAAAGTTCTACTGCACAGAGGATGTTAAGACCCTATCGAATAATGTAGAACGGAAATTTGGATTGTCGGCTATCATGGATGGATTTATGTTTATTGCACCAGAGATTAAGGGTGACCTTGCACTTGAGCAGGCTGAGTTCCAGTCGATTGTGAGTGGCGAGGATGTATCTATCGCAGTAAAGCACGAGAAGGCTAAATCGTTTGAGTGGACAGTGCCCGGTATTCTCGGGGGTAATGAAGTCCCGAATTGGCGCGATAATTCCGGTAGTATCCTGCGACGTGTACTGACTGCCGACTTTACAAAACAGGTTCGCGAAGCAGATCCCACCCTCGACGGAAAACTGGAAGGAGAACTTCCATGCATTTTGCAAAAGTGTGTGCGCGCGTATTTAGAGTTTGCGCAAAAGTGGCCAGAGAAGGACATCTGGAACATCGTACCCAAATACTTTGTAGATGTTCAGCGCCAGCTCGCCACGGCTTGTAGCCCCCTAGAATCGTTCTTATCGGAACCATGCATCGAATTTAATCCCGATAAAAAGTGTCCACTCAAGTTTTTCAAGAAAAAATATTCAGAATTCCATGGTGTTACACATAAAACACTTAATCAGGATATCTGGGCGGGGCCATTCGGATCAAGGGATATCAAGGTTGTACGCATCGCAGAACCTACAAAATATCAGAGCTGCGACGATACATTCCCAGTCATGGAACAGAATGGTACTGAGTTTATTATTGGTCTCGACATCGTAGACATGTCTGCTAAACCCGTAATGTCGGTAGGAACCGATTAAAAATGTCCGTGTAATGTATGGGTTTATTTAACGAATTTGAAAATTCGAATTCGAATTCGAATTCGAATACCCCTCTCACGTCTCAGAACATGATACGACGCGCACCTTACCTCACTAATCAGGAACGCGGGGCATTGATGATGAATGCTATGCAATTACCAAGGAATAAAATAACGTCTCGAATTGGTGCGATTACGAGTGATAAACTCCGTAGCACCAATTTTACACAATTGAAGATATCACCCCTGCAACTATCCATCTTCAACGGGATGGTAAATCAGGACGCGAAAAATGGTAATTACTCAGTTGACGTAAATTCGATCCTGTATAAAAAACCACATAAACGGAAACCCATATCAAATGGATCTACATTAGATGTAGAAGTCAATAGCATCATACTGCGTTATGGACGGATGGCTATAGGTGCGAAACATACGTTTACAGTTAAGCCTAATGTTAATAATGCGAAGAAGCATGTCCATTTCCTCGCGGAAATTAACGGGCGTATTTTCGAAAACGGCTTGGAAAGTAAATTCATGGTTAAAGTTTACAAAAACGGGAAGATGCAGGTTTCTGGTGGAATTTTAAACAATAATATTCGACACCCAGAGATGATACGAAAATACATCGTAGATACGTATATATCGAATGCTAAGTTTCTATACAACCCGATCAGGTATGTCGTGTTAGTTGGAACATTTCAAACAAACGGCGTCTTAAATTTAGCTGATATAGCGGCGGCATTTTCTAGATCTAGAAATGCTTCGTATGAACCGGAATTACGTCCATCTTTAAAAATGATATATAAAAATCAGGGGTTTCAGTTATTCCGATCGGGTAAGATACAAATCATGGGCGCCAAAACGACGAGAGACTTGAACAATGCGTATAACATCGGAGTAGATCTCGTAAAAGAATTAAATGTTATGGGATTGATCAACAACTTTAAGAACGTTGACTTCAAACCAATTACCAAAAAGGTAAGTATACTTAAAAATAAACAAATAAATACCACCACTAATAATGCTATCAGTTATTTCAATAAATCCAATTC